TAATGGACGAATATGCCTCAATGAAACCAGAAGTGTGGGAGATGATACTTAGGCCAACACTGGCAGACGTTAAGGGTGGTGCTTTGTTTATAGGCACACCCGCAGGTAAAAACCATTTTCACAAGTTATGGCTAGAAGCACAACTAACAGAAAACGAAAAAGATTGGGAGTCTTATCAATTTGTTTCAACAGATAATCCTTTTTTGGACCCCGATGAAATCCAAGCCGCCAAAAAAACCATGTCTACTCAAGCGTTTCGTCAAGAATTTGAAGCTACGTTTGAAAGTTTTTCTGGTGGAGTTTTTAAGGAAGAATGGGTTAAGTATGAAGATGATGAAGAATTTGATGAAGATACGGCCTCTAAAGTGGGTTCGTATGTGGTTTCAGTCGATCCGGCGGGCTATGAAAAAAGCGATAAAGCCAGAGGATTAAAGTCTTCTAAACTAGACGAGACAGCCATATCAGTAGTTAAAATAGTTGGTGATGAGTGGTTAGTTAAAGACATACACCATGGTCGTTGGAACATTAAAGAAACAGCAGAAAAAATTATTACAATAGCTGAAGATGTAAATGCAACGACAGTAGGAATTGAATCAGGCGCTCTTAAAAATGCTATCATGCCCTACATTGAAGATGAGATGAGAACAAGAGGTTCTTGGGTTAATCTTACAGATGTTACTCACGGTGGCAAAAGAAAACAAGATAGAATAGTTTGGTCATTGCAGGGTAGGTTTGAACACGGCAAGATTAAGTTTAGAAACGCAGAGTGGAACCATCATTTTATAAGTCAAATGCTAGACTTTCCAAGTCCACTTTCTCACGATGACTTGTTAGACTCTTTGGCATACATAGACCAAGTTTCAGTAGCAGACTTTGCACAACAAATAGAAGTAGACGAGTGGGAACCTTTGGATACTGTATCAGGATATTAATTTATGGATGAACTATCATATAAAG